TGTCTGCTTGGGTGGAGTAATACCAGACCTAACATGTGTAGGTACATAACCGCTGGTATTTGTATGATGACTAGTTCTTGGTGTAGGTGCTGGTGCTTTGTAATGCATGTCTCTATGAGGACCACGCGGGTCACGGCCTGGAGGTGCACTCCTTCCGCCTACTCCAGGATTTTGAGTAGCTTGTCCTCTAGCACCTTGTCCTCCTGGACCTGGTCCACCGTTTCTTAATCCTACTCTTACATTTCCACCTTCATCTTTATGAATTCTGCTACCATAAGTATCAGTCCAATCACGGGCAATCTCTGGCTCGTTGGCCCATAAGTATTTACGTTGTTTCTCTGATTTAAATGGCATAATTTAAACTATATTATTTGATAATTAAGTAAAGGCAGGGATTTCACCTGAGTGTATACCTTTACACAAAAATCTATTGTTTTACAAGGTCAGACTTTGATAATAGTTCTGGCATTTTTTTAATATCTATCAAGACGTCCCTTCTTATATCCTCCTTTTTAGTTGTAGTATTGGGATCTTTTACATCAGCAGCAGCTTCAGCGTCTGATCCATACTCTTTACCTGTTACCTTGTTAGTAACCGTAATGACTGCTTCACTTTGAATTTCTTCAACTTTTTTACCATTTGCGTCCTTAACGGTAACAAATCCTTTTTCTTTAAACGACATTAGCTCCTACTAATTTCCAGCACACTGGCTGTCATTTCAATTTTATTGCCTGTTGGTGTCTGCATTTTTAAAATATCCCCTGCCTCTAGAACAATAACATTATTAAAAGTTAGAATATCTACACTCTCACTAGCTGCACAGGTGCTCGTATCATATTTAAAATCGGTTGTTGAAGAGTAATCATATACAGTGGTTGTCACAACTAATGAACTTCCATGAATGTTATAGATTCTAATGGTTTTAATAACAGCTGTTGTGGCATCAGGACAGGTATACATTGGATCATCTGATCCCGATGAAGTGATAACTGCTTGCACATTTTTATATACATTTGCCATTAAGCGAGAAACCAGTTCAATCTTTCCTGATCTTCCTTTTGTTGTTGTAAAAACGTTGAGTTCAATTGTTCTACAATTCCACTCAACGCTCTTGAAATTTGTTTCTGGTTAGAAAAATCATATTCTTCTTTGGGTTCAGGTATTTTAATTAGTATCTTAGCCATTATCTCATCCCGTCTGGTTTAAGATCCAGCCTCATAGTTCCAAATCTCCATGTTTCATCGACCGCGCTGTTTGCAATCTTAACACTAGCAAATCTTCCTCTCGCTCTAGTATTAAACTGAGTGGAAGAAGACGTCACAGTGAAAGGACTATAAACACTTGTGGTTGCAGTGCTTGAGGGAAAACGTTTAAGATTTAAAGTCACCGTTGCATTCCCTGTTAAAGTTTTAAAGTCAGGTAAGAATCTACTAATAGATAAATAATGTTGGCCTGCTCCTCCTACTTCTAAATCAAAATCATAAGATTCTAAAGTGCCTGCTATAGCAGTACTTGATCCATCTGGATTAATTTGATTGTTACCAACTTCCTGTTCATAATAAACTGTTTGACCTAAACCTGTTTCACCAATCACACTAGGAAAAGTTCCTGTGGCTGATGAATCAAATTTAGTTGAATGAGGATTAGGATAAATAGCAGCAGGCATCCATGAAGTTCTTGCTTCGGTACCTGGATACCACACTCCTCCTGGTACTTTATTTTGTGCACTTCCTGCAGATTCTCCAAAGTTATAGACAGCATAACGATCATTATAGCTTGCTCCTTCAGTTGGATAATACCAAACTACTTCGGTAAATAAATTATTAATAGCTGCACAGATCTGTTGACCTTTAGTGGTGTCAAGATCATCATAAACATAATCTTCAATCGTACAACTTAAAGATTTAACCGTACCATCAAAGAGGAAGAATCCTTTGGTACTCATCCAGTACGCCACACCATCAATTTCTACAACAGCATTTTGACCTATGAGTCCACAGTTCGTTCCCACTTGTTCAAATCCAAAAGTAAAAGGCGCACCCACATGCTTCATGGTATACAAAGCGGTGTCGGTCCATACCAGAATATTATCTTTTGCTTTAAGCGCTCCCATAATTTTAGTTCCATCTTGAAGTCTTTGACTTCCTGCACTATTAATAGCCGTAGGAATAAACGTATTAATTGTTTCTTGATCCGAAAACCTTATAAACATTTCATCCTGACTTGATGCGTCTCCAATCGTATTTTCAGTTCCCAATAAAACTAAGTGTCGTGTTACGGGTGACATCATCATGGTTCTAGACGCTGTAGGGGCTGAGGTTGTTATATAATCGGTTGTGCCTGTTGATGCACGAGTCGTGAATCTTGCTGCAATACTTGAATCCCAAGTATAAGTTTTTCCATTGGCAATTGTAGCCAATAAAACATCTCCAAAATTATCAAGAGACCAGAGTCCTGGTTCAAGGGTCACTGTTGAAGCGGCTACGGCTGATCCCCAGCCTGCATACAAGGTAGCATTATCTACAGTGGTTGCATCTGCATGGATTGCTGAAGACGTTCCTTTTTGAGCCCGTGCAATACCTGTTAATTCATTCGTTGATTTACCTGAATAGGTAATTAATTCATTTTGGACTGCAATGGTTCCTGAAGCAGGAAAAGCCGATGCATCGGTTAATCTTATTTGAGTAGCAGAGCCATTGTTTCCTTGGGAGTCAGCTGCTAATGCTCCATCTAAATCATTGGTAGCAACACCCGAAACCGTTCCACCAAAATTTCCCACACCAAAACCATAGCCATAGGTTTGAGCGGCTGGACCTACAGGTGCGTAGGGTTTTAAATCTACACTTCCTCCTGTTGCGGAAGAGCCCGAGGCTGTAAAAGTAATAGTAAATGTAACAGCTGTAGGAGTGGTAATCACTTGAAATAATTTATCTTCAAAATCAGAATCAGATAAACCTGTGCCCCCAGGTAAAGTTACTGAATCAAATAAAATAATATCACCTGCAAGAAAACCATGAGCTGCACTTGTAGTAATAGTAATGGTAGTGCTCCCATTGAAAGTAAAAGTAGCACTGGAGATAGTTGTTCCTAAAGGAGTAATATCATAAAGCTGACCTTCATAATAAATAAGTAAAAATTTGTCGGTTCCAATAGCTACGTATCGGTTACCATCAAGATCAACAAAAGCATGTTGAGCTCTGGCTACCCCCACAATCGTATCAGTTAATAAAGAAGACCATCCTCCTACTTTTTCAGGAAGACCATATCTAAATCTAACATTATCAGAACTAACCCAACGTCTTTCGGCACCAACTTGAGTCTGTTGTTTATCTATTCCAGGAAGTAGTTTAAAATCTACAAGAGCCATATTTTTAGCTCCTATGTAGTATAATTAGTTTTATAAGACCAACCTCTAGTCGAATCTATATATACTAAAGTAAGAGCTTGCCCATTATTACTTAAAACTAGACTACTATTAGCCCCATTAATGTTTTCTGATCCATTAGGTGCCACAGTTACATTGTTAGAGGCCCATGTAGCTCTAGTATCAATAAGAGTTATTTCATCACCTACCACACCTGCAGGAAGATTAATAGTAATAGGGTCAGACGTTGTATTAGCAAAAATCTGAGCGCCTGCAACTGCTGTGTAAGGACTATTCGAATTGGTAATGGTTGCATAACCTTTAGTTAATAAACCTAAAGACGTATCTGTCCCATCGGAGTAAACCAATATGGTTGCTCCTGGAGGAATAGGAACTGGATTGGAAGAAGATGCAGTTAAAACACTTAAAGTACGATTAGAAGCTCCTCGAACTGTTGCATCCTGAACGACAAATACTCGCTCAGCTGAAGCAGGCATAATGAATTGTCGGTTAGCTGCTAAAGTTCCTGTTAACTTAAAAAATAAATTCTTTCCATTGGACGTTGCTCCTTGGCTCAGGGTTAATGTTACATCAGCTGCTGCGACGTCTACCCCTATATAGCCACTGGATGCCTGTTCTAAAATTTCTAAATTAGTATTAGTTACCGTTCCCCATAACCCAGCTTTTTCACCTGTGGTTACTTTCTCTATTTGTAAATTTGTTGTGTATGTTGATGCCATAATTCTCCTATAATGGGTCTATATTAGTCCAGGTTTGACT